CTCATCGAAGGACTTAGGGTCATCTACGGGTAGGTAGCTGCAGTTGTACCCTGCAGTGTTGTCACGCTCTAATGCCTTACCTGCAGTCATCATAGCTCGCATAGAGGGCATTACCTCTAGCGACACAATAGCGTCACGTATTTTGTTTACATAGCTGTCATCGCCAGCCTTAGTACGTACAACGTTATCCATGTAACGTTCTACTGTTTCAGACCATGACTCACGCCTACCTTCCGTGTCAAGCCATCGTGCATAACGTGACTTGTGAATGAAGGATTGATAGTCTGTCGGTAAATAATTGTCCATATGTATCACTCCGTAATTAGTTTCATTGATTTAATTGTCATACCATCTACATCGTAGATAAATTCCTGTAGTGCATCCTTTACTTCTTCATCGACAAAGCCATCCACAGGAATAGGATATTCGTCTTCGTCTAGTTCCAGTGTAAGAAAGACTTTAACTATCACCGTTCTCTTCCTCAATTAACTGGTTCAAATACCACTGTGCTTTCTGTAAGTCTTCTACACCATTCTTGTATCTGTACCGCCATAAGTATTTCATAATGTTACCCTGTAGGTAATACTGAAAACCTTCCTCACCAGTTGCTGCACGAATAGCATCAATACATTCTACTCCTGCAAAGTTGTAGTGCTCTGGTGAGTTTACCATATCCTTATCTGACATACATATCTCCTTTACCTAAACTTCACTTGAACCACATTATCTTCTACACTCTCCACTGTAGCTTTTGGTGCGGCCTCTTCTTCTTCTAACACATCATTGGCGTACTTGGCAAGTGTGTCTCTTATATTATTGTCATCTTCCATAGCTGGGATAGACGCACAAACCATATGACACAAGCGCATTAGGTTTACGTAGTCATCATCTGTAGTAGTGTTCTCTCCTGTAGTCACAGTACCTACCATCAACTCCCCTGTCCAGCTACCCTTCTGGTCTAGGAATGGTGTTATACGTACAATAAAATCATTTGGATCAAAGTCCATGAATACTTTTTCTTCTGTCATATTATTTCCTCTTCACTTTTTTGAATGGGAAATGTATTAGATCAGGATGCATATCCTTACCTTTTTCATTTAACCAATCTTCTGGGATGATCCTGTCATAGTACGGGATCTTATTCTTTTCACACCACTGACCGTAGGTTGTCTTTGCACCCTTACTCAGCTTACGTCTACTACTTTCAAACACAAACCTAATGTCTAGCTTTGGATGCTGTTTCTTAATAGCGGCATGTTTACGTCTATCGTCTGATGTAAACCTACCCTTAGTTTCTATTATGATCCCATTAGGTAACACAAAGTCTGGGGTATAGGTGCGGTACATAAGATCTTCCCACTCAATCTTGATGGCTTCGTACTTGACACGAACATTACGTTCTACCAAGTAGTCTTTTACTTTGATCTCTAGCCCACTCCTATACCCATGTTTCAGAGCAGCGGCAAACTGCTTGCCGTTCATTAGATACGCCACAACCCATTCCAAGGACTAGGCAAACTACTTACAGTAGCTACACCCAGTGTGCGTAGTTCTTCTCGTACTGCTGCTTCTGCTGCCTTACGTGCTTCCATAGCGGAACGTAACCCTGCATACTTAGCCTCATGTAAGGCTTTCTTACGCTCAAGAAGATCCTGTTCCATAGCATTGATCTGCTCTTGCATTTCTTTTATTTCATCATCACCTAACATTTAATACTCCTTTACTTCTATGTATGGCACAATGGGTTTTACCTTAGCTTGAGATACCTTAGAGGGTAGCTCTTGTAGCGTAGGGTAACACTCAAACCTGTAGTCACAGAACTTACAATTACTGTTCAGTACTTTGTTGCCTGATGCCTTACCTCTGAATGTCTCAGGTACAGGATCAAAACAACGCTTGAACTCGTTAGCATTTACTGTGTCAACAGTATTTTCTAATGTAGTAATTTCTGCGTCAATGTCAATGCCCGATGCTGGAACGTATTTAATTCCACCATTGGCTTTGTTGACTACCCACCAGCCACCTGCCTTCTTACCTGCAGCCTTAGCGTAGCCAGCCAGTTGACCTACGTAACCAAATGGATCACTATCTTTCAGTGTTTGGAATGATTCAAACTTGTTTCTGTATGACCAGTCCGATGCAGACTTAACGTCATCGACTGCCCCATCCAGTACAAGATCATACGATCCCTTTACTGTAGTCTCTCCCAGCTTCAGTTCAACAAAGTTGTCATCGTCTTCGTACTTAACCCCTGCTTCTGTTATGATACCCTTGAACGCTGCTTCTACGATGTCACCCATCAGCATGTTCATTACGAATGTTGTTGGCTTAGGCAATGCTCTCTCTGGTTTATTCTTTTCAAACCAAAGCTGACAAGTCGGTCTGCCCACATTGGACATACGCAACCGAAACTTGTCACGCTTATTGCCCCCACCAAACTGGCGTCTAACAGCATCCATTACATCTGTACCAATCTGTTTAATTGTTTCTTCCGACATTGTTGATTTACCAGATGTAGCATCTTCAAGATACTGATTGATCGCCAGTTCAGCAGGATGGTTCATTAGACAAAATCCTCTGCGTCAATGTCTACGAACTCTTCCACAGTGTCTGTGTCAACCTCTTCATTCTTATGCATGTTCTCATCCCATGAGTTGAGGATATACGTATTGTAATTCTCAATCCATGCCATGAAGTTAGCAAAGTTCTCCTGTGCTTCATTGTCCATGTCCAACGTATTGTTCAAGTCCAGTGAAGTGTTAGGCACATAGAAGCTGCTACCATTAGGTAACGGTACTTCTGTTGTGGTCATTGACACGTAGTGCTGTGGTGGCAAGCGGCGCATCTTTGTCAGATCAGCGAATACTTTACCGACTGTTTTAAATGCGTCACGATTGTCAATCTCCCAGATGAATGGGGTAGACTCAGGGTAGACTCTACATCAACAGAGTTACCTTGATCATCTGTGGGATTGACTAATTCAACGACACCAAACAATGCACGAACACGCTTGATTGATCTAATCAAGTCTTTCATATTGTCTGGTAGTGCAGCCCAATCTTGGATAAAACCAGCAGGTTTACCGCAATTGAAGCCACCATCGTTGTCTTTCATGTCAGCGTTAAGGTCATTAGCCATAACAGTTTTGACATAACGGTTTGGTCTTGAGTCATTACCCATGACAAACTTCTTGTGCATAAAGCGTTGTAGGTAAGGACGAATAGACACACTCTCAGCGTAGTATGTAGGCCCATCAGGGATCTCTAGCTTGTACGTGCCACCACTTACAACCTCTACGTTCTTCATCTTACCAGCAATCTCTTGCTGACCCATGATGGGTGAATGATGAATACGTAAACGTGCAAGCGTACTTGACTTAGCAGATTGCTTTGGTGCATCTGCGTTCATGCCCATTGCTTGAGCCATTGCTGAGAAATTGTTTGTGTCGATTGTTGATACTTGATTCATATTAAGTCTCCTTTTCATTTAGACGAATGGTGGTTATATCATATTACATCTTTTACGTCAAGCCAATTCGGACCAATCTTTGCCTCTAATAATAGAGGTACATTGAAATCTATGCCCCACTTACGGTTGACGATTGCGATTAGTTTGTCATTAGCTGTGCTAATAACCTTTAGTACTTTGTCCTTCTCATCTGGGTGCACATCAATCACAACGGAGTCATGTACACTGTTTACTACACAACTGTGTAGCCTGTTTGCTGTTAGTAACCTATCTATGTATATCAAAGATATGGGTACAATGTCAGCGGTTGCAAACGATTGTACTGGATAATTTTTTATCTGTGTGAAAAATGTCACACCCCCAAAGCGTCTACGTACAACGTCAGGGAAAGCGAACTCACGTCCAGATGGTGTAGTGATCTTGCCTGTGTTCAATGCTTCTTTGGCTAGTGCCTCATGCCACTTGGCAATACCAGAATACTTTGTCGTAAACTGCTGGTAGTATGTCGCTTCTGCTTGTGACCTACCGAAACCACTGGCACCATACAAAGGTGCAAACGTATGTGCCTTAGCTTCTTGCCGTGACATAGGCTGACCTGCATCACTGATAACCTGTGCAGTGTAAGCATGTACGTCAAAGCCTGTAGACACTTCCTCAATGGCAGTAGCATCTTGTGCAAGGAACGCAGCAACTCTGAACTCAAGCTGGGCCATGTCAGCTTCCATAATCTGACCGCCTTCCCAACGTGATGTGAACAC